AATTCTAGTCGTGTCCGTCATTTTTTGAATGCTATCAACAAACAGAGGAGTGCCGTCCGCAACGTCCCCTATCATCGCTAGGACTTCCTGTTTTGTTTCTGCCAACTGTTGCTCAACTGAAAGCAACCGATTAGCAGATTCTGCTTCAATTAATTGATACTTCTCCGCAACCTTTTGCGCGATCGTTTCGGCTGTCACCAGACTGTTCACGATTCCGTCACGCGTGATTTCATTCGCTTCAAAAGTTGCTTGTCTGGTCGTTTCTGCTGTTGCCCGCAATTCTTCCGCAGTCACACGCAAACCTTCCGCAACAACGCGCAAACCTTCTGCGTCCGCGCGCCCTGATTCGTCCGAGATAACAACGTCCAAGAAAGTGTTTAAACCGTCGTAGATGGTCGTTAATTGGCTTGTAAAGGTGTTGATGTTGTCGAAGCTGATTAAAGCGGTAGTCATTATAGGACCGTTGATTTTGAATCGGAATGGATTGTCACTGATTGTTGTGCCGCCTTTAATGACTGCCAATTGTCCTATCCATCGCCCGGCATGGACCAGTTCTGTTTCCAGCATTGGATAGACAAATGTTGTCGTCGTGTCCATTTCGAAAATACGTTGCACTTTTGAGCCGTCGTTGAAGTTAATCAATGTCAGCCTTGCCGTGCATCCGGTGTAGTCTTGTGCCAATCCGGCGAATTTCAGAAACGCCATGCCGATGTCGGTTGAGTAAAATTGCTCATGTGTTTCGTATGGCACGTTTTTAAATACATTTGTTTCGGCCGTGTCTAAATCAATCTCAATGACGCGTGCGCCTGTTGGTATTACTACTGTCATTTACTCACCCCTATTTCCATTGTGCGATTGCATGATAATGCAAGCCCATGTAATACTGCGTTGATACCGTGTAAGAGCAGTGCGCGTGTCCATAAAAGTTCCCGGTTGTTGCATCGCTTAAATGTGCCGTTGCGCGGTAGTCGTTGTAATTACCTGTACCATTGTACATGCTGACGGTCATTGTGATGACTGGCACTGTCGTACAGGCTACAGGCCAACCTCGTTCAAAAATGGCCGTGCTGCCCGTGTTAAAGGTCCCGTTAAGGTCAATTTGTCCCCAAAACTCAATGTCTCCATTGCCATATTTACGGTAATAGCCATCTGCAGCATTTCCGCCAGTCTCGATTACCAGCTTGTCCGTGATTGTGTCCGCGTTATCGATCAGCGTTGTCACCATCTCAATCACGTTGATCGTGACGCCTGTCAATTTGATGCGGTATAACGCCTCTTGCCTTGTCGTTCCGGTTGCGTTGACATCTTGCTGCGTGAGTGTCGGGTCTACCGGTGTGCCGCTTGTTGACGTGCCTTTCACCACTTTAAATTGCAAGGTGTCGATGCCCGTACCGCCTCCGTTTTTGACCAGTTCCGCTACCACTAAATCATTGCGGTTTTGTCCGGCCGTGCCGCTATCCACGTTGAGCGTGATGGCCGTGCCTGCCTCGACATGCAGCATAAAGCCTTTGAGCGAGTATACTCCGCTGTCAAGTTGTACGCTGTTGTCAGTCAGTTTGGTGCAGGCTAGATTATTAAATGCCTTCACAATGCCAGACTTACCGATCATCGCAAAAAAGACTGCCGCCAAGTTTTCAGCCGATATCTCAGCCGTTGTTGTATTTTTGATAATACCTTTTTGAGCCAAATTTATTCACCCGCTTTATAATTTATAGTTTTGCCTTTATTGTCCACTTTAAAAATCTTTTGCGTGATCGGCTTGCTGATTTTAAGTCCTGTCACGTTATCCGCACCGCCTACCACATCCCCAAGCTTTAGATCCGTATCGATTTCAGCCAAGTTGATTTTGATTGATTCCACCGGGCTGTTTTCAAGCAGTTTAGCAGTTGCGTTATTGGTTAATTCCTCCAAAGATTCCGCGTTAGGATAGTCTAAGATGAATTGCTTATCTGTCGCATCGTTTGGCTGAGGCGTACTTGTGACATTTCCGTTATCCAGCCTCCACAACTCCACCACTTCACGCGCTGTCAATTCTCCGCGCCCTAATGCGATCACATGGTTATAAGCCTCCCCATGTGCAACAGAGGACTCTAAAGGCGCTTCATAGTCCTGAGACAACTCAACGTCCGTATAATCAACAGAGGACTGCACCGATAACTCGACCTGCGTGCCGTTAAAGATGATTTCAAGCCGCGCGCCGTATTGTTGCAACATAGAATGGATACCGCCCAGCATGTTGGCATACCGGAACGATCCGGAAACCGTGATACCAGAATTCGCTGTGCTTACTGTAAATAACGATCCGAACGACGTGCCGATCAGCGTGCTGATTGCCTGATTTGCTTCGACTGCTGTAATCGATCGATACGCTTGACCGGATGGCGGGCTGATGATTTTACGAGCGAGCATGCCTCTCCAAGTAGGACCGCTGCATTTAACAGTAGTTCCCACATGTTCCAGGTTCTCAACTCGTCCGCCCCACTCACTACCAAGCTGGTAGAGATAGTGACCATCGTTAATCGGTTGTGTGAGCCAAATGGACTCAGGTATTTGCAATTCAAAATCATTGTCTGAGTATTTGTACCCTAGTCCGCTAATCGCTTCATACGCGTCAAATTGGGTTAACATTCGTAATTCTACAAAATTACCGTCTGCATGTATTAACTCCATTGTGGCTCACCTCTCTCATAAAATAGATTGATACTAATTGCAAATTCTCCGGTATAAGTCAGGATATTTTCTCCTGCTGGTATCGGCTCAAAAACTGAGGATGTCTTACTGCGTAAATTAAAGCAATTAATGACCTCTCCGCTATTTGTGACCTTGATAACCGTCTTATCCAGTTGATTGATTACAAAGCGCTCACCGGCTAATAACGTGCCGTTAATTTGGTACAAATGCGAGCCAATGTTAAAAGATGGGTTGACCGAGGGACCAAATAAGGAGATTTCAGCCAATACAGACGCATGATGTTCCACAATCAACTGTCTAATGCCGGCACTCGATGTCAAAGCGAATGGAATAGCGGTCGGCAAAATAAATCCGGTTGAACTACCTGCCGTAAACGTGCCATAGGATAACAGTTCCTCGCGGATCCATAACGGCTTTTCAGCAAGTATAGTCAATTCTACAGTCACGCCATTGCCTGCAAGCGTCCAATCTCCAACTTCACTGGCAATCACGTAGCAAGGCAAATACTCATTGTTTACTTGCAAGCGACCAGGCACGCCCAGGAACACATCACGCTCAAAGATATCCGTCATATTATTCAGTGTGTCGTGCATATCAATTCCCCAAACAGATAACTGGATCGTATACTCCCTTGCTTCACGATAAAACCGCGATAGCTTAGATCCTAGTCCATTAATCAATTCAGTAGCGCTATACCTATGCTCACGCTTCATAAAATCATGCTCTTTATACAAAATAGGCGCAGTGGACATATCAACCTCGCCGCCTGCACCTGTGTATTTCACGTTAAATCTCATACTAATTCACCTACCAAACGGCCTAATTGTCTGCGATCCATTTCAACTTTGAGATCCGACTGACTGATTGCATCCACAATAGCGGCTGCCATGCGATCATAGTTTATTCCTTGCTGACTTCCCATTGCTTTAACAATACCTTGTGCCATACCGTCAAATGTTTGTTGGTTCAGTGGCATGATTGCTTCAGGTCCAGCTTCCCCGCCTACCATCATGCGATCTCCATTCAATCCGAATAACGTAGCACCGTCCATGACACCACCTTTTGCGTAAAAGTCGATACCAAGGCTCGGGATTGTGCCTTTCAATAAGTCGCCGATTCCCCATCCTGACGGACTGACACTAAAATGTGGTAGTGGGATTTTAGGCCAAGTGATATTGAAACTGAAAAATCCTTTGATGGCATCGATAGCTCCCCGGACTTTTTCCTTTGCTGAGTCCATGACTTCGGATATCTTGGAACCGATATTCCCGAAAACGGTCTGGATACTGCTCCATAAATTGATGGCAGTTGTTTTCACAGTATCCCAGTTCATGTAAAGCGCGACACCGATTGCGATCAAAGCAGCGATACCAAGTACCACTAAAGCAAATGGATTAGCGGCCATTACCGCATTTAATCCACCCTGAGCGATAGTCTGAGCGATTGTACTGGCTTTATATGCATCCATCAACCCTTTGACAGTTGAGATGATCTGTAAGGCAACAAATCCGCCAACAACTCCGGCCAATACCGGAATCAGCCAATTGGCATTGTCCGTCACAAATTGCACAGCCGTTGCAATGCCGTTAAAAACAGCTTCTCCGGTCGATTGGATAGTCGGCATGTTGGCGATAACCCAATCAGCGAAAGTCTGTACGGCAGGCATCAACATCGTAGCAAAACTGTTAAATAACCCGGATCCGATTAAAGTAATCTGATCGAGCGTATCGCCTAGCGCTTCACCACTCGCGACCGTTTCATTACTCATGACCCCGCCCAAATCAACAGCCTGTTGTTTCAAGGCATCCATTCCGGACGCGCCTTCATTCAGCAACGGCGTTAATTCTGCGTAAGATTTCCCGAAGATATCATTTGCCAATGCGTTTCGTTCGGATTCGTCTGTCATTCCAGCCATGGCAGCCATTACCTGGTCAAACGCTTCGGATGACGATCCGATTGTTGAGATGTCGATACCTAGTTTCGCATAAGCTTCGCCCATCCCTTCCGAACCTGTTTTCGCTTCCGCAAAAGCCTTTTGTTGCTTAATCATGGCCGATTCCAATGTTTCGGCGCTCATTCCGGACTGCTCAGCCGCAAAGGCCCATTTCTGGTATTCCTCCGCACTCATTCCGGCCCTGTCCGCGCTGTCCTTGATGGCTCCGGTTGTTTCGGTCAGTTTGTTTGTCATGCCTACGACTGCCGCGCCAACTACACCTGCACCCGCCGCTACACCAATACCGATTTTCGAACCGGTACTGGCGATTTTTTCGAGGTTCGTTTTTGAGTCTTTGGCTTTTGTGTCAACGCCTTTTAACGTTTCAATAGCTTCTTTATCCTCAATCAGTATGCTCCCGAACAATTTGAAAAGCTCCGTAAGTCACTCCCCCTTTCCTAATATTTCGTCCATTAACTCATCTTTCGAGCGCGTATCATAAGTGATTGGCTCCGGATATATTTTGTCGTGGAATTCTTCAAACGTTTCATAGTTGTCTTTGCCATACATTGGCAACCGCGCCAACCACCACGAGAATGCTTCTTCGCGCGCCTTTTCCTTTTTGGCACGAATGATCAGATTTGCCGCTTGCATTAAGGGCAACCGCAACACATAGTCGATATTGCCGCCGTAACGCGACAAGATTAAA